TGGAGCATCAATAGGAGCCATTGTCAAAAGTTTTGAGGTAGCTGTTGGTGTTGGTGTTGGTGTTGGTGTTGGTGTTGGTGTTGGTGTTGGTGTATTACTACCAGAATTTCCTGAACCACCAGTTCCAGGTCCTGAACCACCAGTTCCAGGTCCTGAACCACCAGTTCCAGGTCCTGAACCACCAGTTCCAGGTCCTGCGCCTGCAGGATCATCAACTATATCATTATCTTTAGCTCCAAGTAAGTCTTTGTCGTATTGTCGGGCTACAGCAAGGCTTGTCATTCCTAGATTTACTTCGTCATACTTTTGAGCAACTTGAAATAATAACTCTAGGTATTTACGTAATTCTGCTGCTTGTTTACCTGCACTCTCACCTAATGCAGTACCCATTTTTTCTTCAGCTATGGCTTCTAGCCTATCAGCCTCATCCGTTGTTTCAGTAATCTTGGCTTCAAGTTCAACAATCCTTTTGTTTATTTCTTCTTTTTCTTTATTTAGACCTTCTTGCTTTGCTATTTCTAATTCTGCAAGCTTGTCTATTAATTTTTGGGCAGCAGCTTCGGCTATGCCAAATGCTTCTGTAAGATCACCAACAGCAACAGTAGAAGCATCAATACCCGCTTCCATAGCTGCAATCGCTTTTGTAAGAGCATCCATCTTTTTTGTTTCATCTGTAATCTCTTTAATCTGTGCATCTCGGTCTTTAATTAATTTTTTAAGTGCTTCTTGTGCATCAGATAGAAGATTATTAGCTTTTGTAAGTGCAGTTTGTGCAGATTCTAATTCCTTAGTTAATTCAGTTATATATAGTTTATGAGCTGCTTCTGCTGCTCGTATTGCTTTTTCTCTACCTTCTTGAGCTGTTGAAAGTGTAGCTTGCGCTGAAGCAAGGGCTAACTGTTGTCCACCAATAAGAAGATTGCTAGCAGATATCTGTTGTTGAACTGCATAAATAGCATTATTTGCATTAACTCTTTGTATATCTAAGTCATAAATTTTATCTTCTTTAGCTTTGATTAAATCTAAAATAGCAAGTCTGTTTGGATCAGTTTCAATTTTATAAATTTGCTCTTGGAAGTCAACAATTTTTTGTTGTTCAATTGCCTGAAGTTGTTGGATTCTATAAGAAGATCTTTCAATTGCATATTGTCTTTCAGCAATCTGATCTCTAGTTAATCCAGAAGATGATTTTATAGCAGCTAGTTCTGCTTCTTTTGCTTTGCCTAGTGCTCCTTGTTGTGATCCCAAAGATTTTGCTGCATTGGCTGCTCGCATTTCTTGTACTGCAGCAGCAGCTGCTGAGATATCACCCTTACTTAACGCATCTGCTAATCCTAGTTGTTGTTTTTGTTGATCAACAATATCTTGATTAATTTCTGCAATCTTGGATAATGCTTCTTCTTGCTTTGTATACTTATCATTAACTGCATCTGCTGCTTTATCCATTACCGCTAAATCTTCGCTTAGCTTAGAAGATTCTTCTTGCATATTCTTTAGTGGTATTTCAAAATTAACAGCAATGTTTCTTTCAATGGCTGCTATTTTCTTTTGAACATCTTCAATGACTCTTGTATAACCAATTTCTAAAGTTCTTTGTTGTCCAGCAATTTCTTGTTGTAATTTTTCTATTGGTCTGCTAAACATGTTTTCAATATTAGCTTCAACAATTGCAATCTGTCTTTCAGCTTCTGCAATTGAATCCATTCCCCCTAGAGGATCATCAAGAGCAGCTTTACCTGTTCCACGATATGGAGCAAGTCCTTCTGTTTTAATATTTCGAGCATCTGTCATTTCTTTAATAGTTGCTTCTATTTTATCTACTTCAGATTGAGCCTTAATTAAAGCTTCTGTAGTTGCAACTACATTTTTAAGAACAGATTCAGGAACTTTGGTGTCTTTACCAAAAATTGCCTCAGTCAAAGATGTTATATTTAACTTGCCAAGATTTTCAAGGGCTTTAGGTAAATCATCTTGTGCTAATGATATAGCATCTTCTAATGCTGATGAGAAATCATCAAATGCTTTAGTGAATTTATCAAGTTTCTCTTGTGCAGATGTTACTGCATTTTCAGCGCCTTCAACCGCTGTTTGAAATTTTTCTACGTTTTCTTCAGCTGTTGCTATTTTTGGATCAAACTCTTTATTTATGTTATCTATTAGTGCACCAGCTATAATGTCAAATTTATCTTTTGCCTTACCAAACTGACCTTGAAGGAAGTCAGCACCTGTTATGCCACCAATCTCTACCTCAACAATAACCTTAAGATCTTTTATGTTATTAATCATGTTAATGATTTTTTTCTTAAGTCTGTCTAATCCCGCTTTTGTTCCTTTGCCAGCTAGGAGCTCGGTCATCTGACGTACTAGCTCTGGACTATCTGCAATAATCTTTAAAGATTCTGTATCAAACCCAAGTCCTTTTGCTCCCGTTAATGCTTTGAGTTTTGTAAAAGCATCTGCTAGGTCAGTCTTAGCTTTATCTGCAACCTTTTCTAATTCCATAGCAAGACCTGCAGCTGAATTTTTTGCTGCCTTTGCTGCATTAGCCATTCTTACTAATTCATCAGAAGTAATTTTCTTTCCATTAATTGCAACAGCTAAGTTAGCATCTGCTACCATTTCAAGAGCAGTTGTAGTATCTACTCCTGCTGCTTTTAATTTAACAAAAGCTGCTTTCTGAGCTATGGTATCTTGTAATGTTTTAACTTGTGCATCTTGGTATTGTCCAACAACTTTTTCATCAAAGGCTACTTTTAATGCTTCACCTTGATCAGTTAATATAACCTTACCCTTTTTAACAGTCATATAGATTGCACGAGTTTTATTATCCATGCCTTCTAGCATGCTTATGAATTCTCTATTAAGTCCACCTTTTGTACCAGCCATAAGTTGTTGAGATACCCCAGCAAATTTTGTTATACCATCGCCAGAAACAATCTTCATTAAATACTTAAGGCTTCCCTCAGCATCAATTGAAGCATCACGAACAAACTTAAGTTTCTTAAGTAGTTCGTCTAGTGTGGTATCTCTTTGCTTACTACCACCGCTATTGGTACTGCTACTAGTTGGGGGAGCAATGGCTAGGTCTATTCTATTGTTTGTTACCTTTTGGCCAATAGCGTCTGCATATGCAGCTCTTTGATTTGCAAATGAAAGGTTTGCATATTGTGCCCCACCAAGTGGCTTACCTTCTGATAGCCATTTCTGAAAGTCTTTACTTCTTGTAATTTGAGCATCTGACATACTAATAACTGTTGCAATTTCTTGTGTGTATACAGTTCTTTGTGCTTGATTTAATTTATTAAAGTATTCTTTATTTATTGCAACGTCGCCAGTTGGAGGAAGGAAGTTTGTTACAACATCATAGGTTAGCTTCCCTTCATTCTTTTTAATATTATCAAGCAAACCTTGAAGTCTTTCTGCTGCTGCTGGGTTGTTCTGGAAGTAATTAACCATTACTCCTACATCAAGAATTCCTTCATTTTGTGAAACAGCTCCATAAAAATTAAGAAGTTTATCAAGCTCTGCACTTGTTTTTGTTTCACTTACATTTAATAAAAATTCTGTTTGTACTTTAGTGTTTGGATTTCCATTTTTATCAACAAATGCTCCAAGAATTTGCTGAGTTTCTGCAGCCTTTTGACCACCAAACTTAGTAATGATATTCATTACCTTGTCCATTGACTCTTCGCTCTTACCAAATGTTTGAATTATTGCCATGATATCTGATGGGTTAATGTTTCCAGCATTCATCTGCATTGTAAGAACATATTCCATCTGTCCCTTTTTGCCTTTATTGCCAATATTCATTTGGTTTGCAAGCGCAGATTGGGCAGAAGATACATATGCTTCTTGCTCTGTGTCCTTGTATCTTTTACCAGTTGCTTTTTTAGCAGCATCTACAAGAGCCTTTTGGCTATTTCCTGCTGTATTCTTATATGAGTTTGCAATTGCTTTCACAGTTTTTGCTTCTTGTTTTGCTAATGTAGCACGAGCATCGTCATATTTAGCTTGTTCTATTTTTGCTCCTACAATATCGCCTTCTGCATTTTTTACTTTAATTAAATTTTCGTAATAAATCTGAACAGCTGCTGACATTTCTTTATTAACATTAAGTGCGTTTTGTTGGTTTTGTACTGCTATTCCTGATAATCTTCCAAGTTCTGCTGAACTTTGTTTCATTGTAAACAATAAGGCAGCACCTGCTGCAGCTGCTCCAATTGCTGCTCCAGCTATTGCTCCAATTGGCCCAAGGGCTGATCCAGCCACTGCTCCATAGCCAATTAGTGCTCCTGCGCCAGCGCCAAGGGCAGTAACTCCACCAAGGGCTACATTTTGATTCATTGCAGATAATGATCCACCCTTGGCTGCTGATCCTGCTGAACCAAGTTTGGTTGCATCTCCAGCAATTCCTTTTCTTGCTTCTTCCATAAGTTTAACTCTTAGTGTTAGTGGATCTTTTAATAGGTTTGATCCATCTTCCCCGTAAAGTTCAGTTAATTGTGCAGAAGCTTGTAATCCAACTCCAATATTGCCAAGTTTTTCTCCAATATTTACAGCAACGCTTCTTGCTTGCTCTGGAGTAAATACTCCTGAAGCTACAGCAACAGATAGTTGCTTAGTTAAATCTTGCATTGCTGTCTTTGGATTTTTCTTAATATTTTCTGCAACTCCCTGAATTAATGCTTGATTATCTGGGGCTGCTACGTATGATTCTCCAAAAGATGTTTTGCCTTGTTGAACTGAAAATCCAGTTCTTTTTTGTTTATTTCTTTCATCTAACATTTGTCCTGCACTTGCTTTATTTGCAAATACCGCAAAGTTTTCAATTGCCTTAGCAGAAGTACCTGTTGCTTCAGATAACTCCATTGCTTTGTTTTGTGCATCATTGTATGCCTTATTTAATAATGTTGTAACAGTAATAAAGGTTCCAATTACTGCAGTTGCTGCAATCATTCCACCTTTCATTTTTGACATTGTGTCTGGCATCAGGGACATAATTCCAGAAACACCTTGTGCTGCAAAAACAAATGGCATGGCTGAATTTGCCATCTCAGCAATTTTTCCACCAGCAAATGTTCCCGCAACTGTTAAACCAGTTAATGCTCCAATTGCTACATTTCCTTTGGTGCCAAGTTCTTTAATTCTATTTGTTGTCTTTTTTGTTTCAACTGTATTTACTTCAACAGCACCTACATTTGCCTTTAGTGCATCTGATTGTCTCTTATATTCAGGTAGATCAAGTGGTTCCATGGTTGGAACACCAGAGCGTGGTGGTGCCATACCTTGCAAGTTTGCTAATGCCTCAGCTCGGGAAATTGGTGCACTAGCAAATCCAGGACGAATTATAGTACCCCTTGGGCCTCTTAGAGTAGGACGCTGAACAACTCGTTTACCCTTTTTAGGAGCAGGTGTTATTCTTGTATCTTTTGCATTTTTAGAAGAAGATTTAACGCCTGCAGGTTTAGGTTCTGTTTTTGGTTTTGTTAGTTTACCCTTTTCATCTTCAATCATTTCATCTGGTTTAATTACAATAGATGTATGTCTTTTGTGTAATTCTCTCCAGTCAACCTTTTTAGCTTCCTCAATTCTTTTAAGCATATTATCATAATATGGTTTTTCTTGAGGATTTAAGTTAAAGTCTGTTAGAGCTTGTTTTATTATTTCTTCCTGCCTGATAATTTCAGCCATCATTTTTGCATGGTAATCATCTGGAGTCATGTTCTTTGCAATGTCAACAGTTGCATTTCCAAACCATTGTGGAGATCCTCCTGCTGTTGGACCTGAAACTCCACCCAAATTCTTTTCTGCTATTGCTTGTATTGAAGGAATATCCATAGTGAGATATCTCATACCAGATGCTTTATTTAATACTCCAGCTCTTCCAACATCTGTTAGTACACTTCCTCCAAGATTTCCTTTTTTAAGATCTGTGTCTCCACGAACGCCTGCTCCAACTACTTGTTTAAAGTAATCATCTTCACTAAATGTTGTTGCAATAGTTGCTGGATCAAATGCTTCATTGTATGGAGATTCTAATGCAAACAGTTTCTTTCCTGTTCTTGGATCTTCTATAACTCTTAGTGTTTGCTGTGGGGTTTGTAAACCAGTTCTTCTTCCAATTTCTGTTAAACGTTGTTCTGCAAGAGCTATATCTTCGGTCATCATAGGCTTTATAAATACTCTTGAGCCGTCAGGGTTAGTATATATTCCGCCTATATGATTAGCTTCTTTAAAACTCCAACCAGTAGTGGCTTGAGTTCTGTTTCCTAATTTAGTAACTGGCTCATCTTTAAATCTACTCTTTTTTACATCTTTATCTGTGTCTGTAAATATTTTTAATGTTTCAAAATCTTTGTTTTTACTTATATCTAAAGAATCTACTTTGCCACGTTTTACTGGTGTTGCAGTTTTTCCTTCAAGTTGAAGAACTTTTTTATAGAATTTTTTATAAAATTTTGGAGTTCTTGCTTTTGCTAAAGCTATAACACCTCTTGCTTGATGAGCATTGTTTTCCATATCTGCATTGGCGTAACCAGCTCTAACTACTCTTTCTTCAAGATCTGCAAGTCTTACTATTCTTTCAAACTCAGACTGAGACGTTGGATGTTTTTTAGATTTAGCAAATGCATAGTCATAGTTTAATCTTCTAATTTCTTTTTTAGTGTATCCAAGCTTTTCAAGAGCATCTGGATTTGTGTTAAGTTTTTCTATTATATCTCCGATAGACTTACCACCTGCACGATTTAAGTATTGATTAAGTCCCTGATAGTCTTGAACAACTTGACCTTCAAGCCATTTTATACTTTTGTCTTTTGGATCAAGAATATGGGCTTCGGCTATTTTTGTAAATGTTTTAATTTGTTCATCGTTTAATCCAGCTTCTTTTAATTTTTCTGCAACTAATATGGTTTCTCTGTTTATATCTAATGCTGCTTCTGCTTTATTACCTGCCTTAAGTTTTGTACGAGCAGGTCCAATTGCTGGATTATTTCTTGATCCAGTACTTGTTGATTTTCCATCTGTAATATGATGAAATACATGAGTTTTTGTTAATGGTTCTACTATTGGTCTTTTATCAGAGACAGTAGAAAGATCATCCATTCTGTTCTGAATTAATCTTTGAGCATCAGTCTCATAACCACCAGCTCTTGCCTTATCCATATCTTCATTAATTCTTGCTACTAAGCTCAGTGCAGTTTTTTGGCTTGATGCTGTATATGTCTTGCCACCAAAATCAACTGTGCCTTCTACTGCTCCAAGGTTAGCTGTTCCATATTCAAACCCTTGAAGTTTGCCATTAACCATTGCATTAATGATTGGTTTAAATCTATCGTCTTGTGCAATCCCTGCTGGAATAATTGCTTCTCCAGGAGCAGCGAGAATAGGAATAATATCTCCCGCTCCCTTTGGTCCTGGTAATCCAGTTGTTCCTTTTTTAAGTTTTCTTGGAGCAGAACCTTTAAATCCTGGAACCATCATTCCTGGATTTGCTCTTGCAAACGTCATTGCTGCTGTTGTTGCCTGTACATAAGCATTACGAAGGGCCATAACAGCAGAAGTTTCTAAGGTAAATGATTGTGTAAGTCTTGTATGGGCTTGATTAAGAGATGCTGCTACTGTTGCTGCTTCTAGTTGTTCTGCATTTAAATATGATGTTTGTTGAGATAATACCGTTGTATTTCCACCAAGTTTTAAAAACCCTGTACGAAGAGCAAGGAATAATTTAATAATGTTAGCTGCACCGTTAGCAACTAAACCAAATGTCATTAATAGTGTTGGTCCAAGTATTCCTACTAGTGTGGTTGCGACAACTATAAACTTTTTAGTACCGTCACCAAGACCATCAAACTTTTTTAATAGATCAGCAGCAAATTTAACTACTGGAGTAAGAGCTTCAAGGAAAGCTTTTCCAATTGGCATAATAGCAATTTTTAAATCTTCAAGAGATTGCTTAAAGTTAACGCCTACAGCATCTTCAACCTTTTTTAATTCCCGTTGTGACAAGATGGCAAGCTCTTCAACAGAGGCTTGTGTTAATCCTAAAACTTTATTAGCTTGTGATCCATCTTTAGTAATATTTTGGAATAGTGTAGATAGACGAGAAAACTGGAACTTACCAAATAGTTGTTCGATTGCTCTTGCACGATTAAGTGGATCTAAGGTATCTAGTGCTTGTGCAAAACCTACCACTGTTGCTTTTACGTCTCCAGCATTTGCTTCAACAATTCCATTAATATTTACGCCAAGATCCATAAGCATAGCTGATGCTTTTTTACTTGGATTAATTAAAGCAGCAAGTCCAGACTTTAGTGCGTTAGCTCCTTCAGAGGCATTAATTCCTCCTTCTTTCATAGCAGTTAAGAAGAAGGCAAGATCTTCTACATCTCCACCAAGCTGTTTAATTACTGGACCAGCTTTTGGAATTGCGATTGTTAAATCTTCAATTGATACGACTGTTTGGTTTTCAACTGCGTTTAAGAAATTTATTTTACTTGCAAGTTGATCAGCAGAAACTCCAAATGCATTTGTTAACGAGATAGTCGTTTCTAGTGCTTGTTGTTGTTCTACTCCGCCAAGGACTGCAAGCCTAGTTGCTTCAGATATTTGAGCAGTAAGTTCTGCTCCAGTTTTACCCATTGCTGCTGCATCAGCAGCCATTTTCATTGTATCTGTAAGGGCAACACCGTATTTAGTAAAGCTCTTTGCAAGCATTTCTATTTCTTTTATAGCTTTTTCAGTTTCTCCAGAAGTTGTAAATATGTCACCATATACACGTTTAAATCTAATTGCCTGTTCTTCCATATCCATAAATGTTTTAGAGGCAATGCTGCCAATATACATTAGTGGAACACTGAAACCAACCATAAGCTGACGACCAGCCCATTGAGTATTCTTACCAAAGTTAAGAAGTGATGTTGATCCTTGCTTAACTAGTTGATTAAATATTGCTTGTTTTTGAGATGCTACAGCTGCTTTATTTCCATAGTCATCCATATTCAGTGTTGTAGGCGTAATAGACATTGCCTTCATTGCACCGCTTGCATCACGACCCATCTTGATATATTGGGTCTGCATCTTTCTTACACGTTCTTCTGCTACCTTGCCAATTGTGTCAAATTCTGATCTAAATAATTTACCAAATGATTTTGATGATGCCCCTGCATAACGGAAATACTCACGCATAGAGAGTTTGTTGTTCTCCAGTGCGTGAGTAAATGACTCCGTAGATGTTCTGACTAATCCCATTTGTGCATGGAATTGACCAGTTGCATTTATAGAATTAAGAAGATTTTGTTGTAATCCCTTTTGTGCTGCAGCACTTGCTGCACTATTTTTTGCTATAGATGCATGAAATGTTGCTAGTTGACGTTGAAGTGTTTTTAGTTCGGCTAATGCTGCTGACGAATCAATGTGTATGCCAATATTAGCATTTACATCAGCCATCAGTTACACCTCTTTTATTTAGTTATTTGCAAGTACTGTATTAAGCAAAGCGTTTGCATCTGAAAGTTTAACTCCAGAAGCTGCTTCAATAATGTTATATACAGTTGGTAAATCTAGAACTTCTTCTAATGCAGAAATGTCATCTGCAAGTTCTGGCTTGTATTGCTTCATAGCAATCTGCACACATTCAACAAGAATGTTCATTGACTTCTCGTTGTTGTCTGCTACAGCTGCCACCTGTTCAAACTTACTCATAAATGGACGGAGCAAAGAAATCTTAAGTGGACGTACCTTAATCTTTGTACCATCAATCAGAGTTAGTTCTGTACCCTCTTGTGTATTTGCCATTTTTTATTCCTCCTATATAGGCTTAGTCAATTATAGCATAAAACGCTGCTCAGGTTAGGTTTTCGTAATCTAATCCCATGCCAATTCCAAAGCCAGCTTTTTGTGCGTTTACTCCTTGAAGTGATAAAACATCATTAGAGTCTCCAGTTTGTCCACCACTAAAGACTCTTGCTTTCATGTCTTCCCACTCTTTTTGTCCTCTGTCTTTTCCGCTTTCTGCGTCAAGGTCAACACCTTGCATAGCAGCAAGAAATTTCTTTTCTGAATAGTCTAGATCTCTTACTGCTTCTAACGTAATCATTAGTTCTGACATAGATAGAGATCTTTCTAGTTCTTCGTAATCTTTCCATATACCCAGCAAAAATACTTCAGACTCTAGTTTAGCTAAGTCTAATGTATCCCAGGTTTCCCCACTTTTTTCTGCTTGGTTCTTTACAGGTTCTTCAGATTTTTTATTTATCTTAATCCCAGCAGATATGTCTAGTACCTTATATATTGTTGGCATGTCAACATTGTCTTCTACATCTTCTACTGTTTTAGATATCTCAGGACAATATTGTTTCATGCAAACTCTTACACATTCTACAAGGGTACCAATAGCCTCATCATCATTTTTGGCATTTTTAATATCATCAAATGCCACCATGAACTCTCTAAGATACTTGATCTTAAGTGGAGATATTTCTAGCTCTGTCCCATTAAATAAATGAACATTTTCAGTCTTATATACTTTAGTTGCCATTGAACTTCTATTCTACCATAAAACAGAAAAGCCCACCTCCAAAGAGATGGGCTATGCTGCTTGCTTAAGAATTAAGACAATGTGTCTCCGAAGGTACGATCAACGATCTTACCATATGAGCCAGATGCATCCTCTGGAAGTAGACGGAATGAAACTTCAAACATTGAAGCTTCGTCACGCTTTGCAGAAACTGTTACGTTCTCGATTGACAAGGCACGGTATGCTGTGTAAACACGCTCTACATCTGCAGATGTGGCACAATCACCTGTTCCTGGTCCGACAGCAACAATTCCACGCTCTACTGGACATTCGCCAAGTTCACCTGCAGAAAGGTTTAATACCCGTCCTGAGTGAGTTGCTTTATTTCCAGTTAGTTGGTCATCGTTAAAAGCAAGTGCTAGTAACAAGTTTTCAAGTGTAGCTTCAGCAAAGGCTGTTGCAAGGTTAACTTGCATTCCTTGCTTGTAAAGCTTAGCAACGTCAAGAATCTGGTCAACTTGAACTTCACCGAAGTCAGGTTGGAACTGCATTTCTAGACCGTTCATTGTGTAACCAACATTAGTGTAAGCTGCATCATTTGAGAGGGTCTCTCTAAATGATACTTCAGTGCTAAACTCTTCTAGTGTTGATGGGGTCAAAGTTGTGTCTGCAACGAATAGTGCAGCTGCTCCAACGATGATATTTGTTGAACTTCCACGGCTATATGACATGGTTACCTCTTTCTTATTCTAGATGAATAGATATTAAATTGTTTGGCGTTTGTTTCCTCATGATAATTATAACAGCATTTTTAAGTGTAAAACTCACCAGACGGCCCAGCGAGATTGCCAGTGTGGTAGTCATATTCAATAACTATCTTGTTTACTGCCGAAAGTCTTGCTGATGATAGCTCTAGCAAGTCTCTTGTTTCGTCAATCTGAAAAGCTTTAAATCTATGAAAAAATACATTTTTGTTGTCATCTGGTAAATTATCTTTTATCCATTTATTTACATCTTGGGCTGAAGCATCCTCACGGTCAAGGGCTTCTGAAATTACCCTAACCACATCATTTGCAGTTGTTAGGCTGCTTGAATGAATGGTATAGATAAGCTGTTCTCTTTTATGTCTGTAAAATGATTTTGGTCTATACCGAGCTAATCTATCATAAACGATTAGTACTGGGGCTACCTGCCCAGGTGCGCCTACATAGTTTCCGTATAGCTCTTCTATGTTTGTAGGGGTTACTGGAACTATGGGGTCAAATTGTTCTGCCCCCGTTAAAATACCAAACTCTTCCAGCTGTGCCTGTATATACTTATTGATATACTGTGGTGGAAATCCTGTTTGAGATATTGTAGCCATGTCTTTATTATACCCCAACCCTTGCATTAGCAATCCACTTAAATCCAGTGTCTACGCCTTTTGCTCTTCCCATTCTAGACCCAGCAGCAAAGTTTGCTTTATAAAGAACTGGCTTACTTATATAATCATACAATCCTGAAGCTCTTATAAATGATTGTTTAAAATACCCTAACATGAATTCATCAACAGCTCTTTCAAATGACCCAACAACTTCAGTACCACCTGGGTTCTCAACTGTTACTTCTTTTCTAGTAAATACTGTTTCTCCATTTGCCTCAAACACAAGAACATCAGATTTAACTGGAGCAATCTTTACTGGAATTCCCTGCTCCATTATTCTTGCTTTATCATAAAAGGGGGTGTTAGAGTTTCTTGAAAATGATTGTGATTGTGTAAACTTTGATTTAAAGCTAAGTCCTAAATTACTTACTGTATAGTTCAAGTCATATAATCTTGCCTCTGGGCTACCAGTTTGCATCCACTCATAAATATGGTGCATTGCTCTTGGATTAGATCTAGCACTTGCGTCAATGTAATCATATAAGGCAGTCAATACTCCATGACCTAGGTTATTTAAGAATACAGATTTGCCTTTTTGAACTCCGTCTAAAAATCCAAAAGAATAGTTTACGATGTTATTCATTTGTTTTTCAAAAGATTTAGTATTTGTATAAACTCTCATTAGTCACCAACGCTTTGGTTTTCAGTTCTACGCCATAACATTTTAAAGAATTCGGTATCCCCAAATGGTCCAGTGAATGGATCAAAAGTTCCTAGTTCATAAATAGTTCCACGACCTGCTCTTGGTCCAGCACTTTCGGTATAGATAAGGTTATCATGGATATCTCTGATGTTAGTAATTAAGATATTGGTTGCAGCGTTTAATGTATTTGTAGAGGATGCCCGTATGTCAGACTTGCTTCGGGCAATTAGCTTATTCTCATATTGGACAAATACCTCTGGTCGGATATCCTCATTGCCGAGACCTCCAACAGGAGTTGCGTTACAAATAATTGTTCTATCAAATACCCACTCTTTGTTTGCTTGACCATAGTCATTTTGAGTTATGATTGGATAATAAATATCAGCTCTCATAGGGTACATGAAGTCATTTTCTTCACATACTAACATTATAAAATCCCAGGACGAGTTATTGAGGTTTTGTATTTATCTAAAATCTTATCAACTAATAGGTTTCCAGTACCATCCATTAATCGTTTATCGTACTCAATCTTAAACTGATCTGTCTCATATCGCTTTACGGATCTCTTGTAATAGTCTAGCTTTCCACACTTAATATCTTCAATAAGAATCTTTGTTGCATCTTGGATATCGTATGGTACTACTTTGTATCCTGTTTCTAGTTGGAATATATAATCTGTACCCTCGGCAAAACCAACTCCAGCAGAAATGGTTTGAACTAAACCACTATCTTCTGTATCAAAAACATTGTATGAGTCTGATGGTGCTAATGGAATTCTCGCAGGTTTTCTTTCTGCACGATTTATTTCACCTTCGTCTAGTACTGGATCTTTTGTAATTGATGTTCTATCTTTTGTAATTACATAATTAAATGATCCAAGAGCTGCTGGTGATTCTGATAAGTCATATACTAATACCGTATTCTCGTACACCTTTAAAAGTTTTTCTGTTTTTTTCCAAAGTGGCATATAGTCAGTACCCTGACCAACAACCTCTAGGTATGTTCTATTATAATAGAATCCACCAGTTACTGAGTCGATAATAAGTCTGGCTAAATTTTCATATTCTTTATACTGAGCAATTTCTGTAGCTGTGGTTCCAAGTGTTTCTGGGTCAACGTATGGTCTTTGAATATCTAAATTATCCTCTACAACAACATCTCCATAAACTATCTCAGCTCCAGAATCGGTTAGGTCTTCATAAATTGTAAGGGCATAGGATTTATCATACTTTGTAAAATCTCCAGTAAGGGAATAAGTAACTAAAGACCCAGATGTAGATGTGATAGATTCTTCAAGCTCTGTTTGCTCAGACATATCTCTAATGACCAGAATGTAGTCTGTAAGGCTATCTGGAACGGTATAGGTTATAGATAGTGGATATGGAGCTTTACGTAGTAGTTGCATTATTTACCATAGTAACTTGCTACCTCTTCAGGAGATGCAACACGCACAGCCTTATGGGTAGACATAACTTTTGCTTGATCTTTAGACACAATATTGTATCCAATCTTGAGGTTTCCAATTTCAGACCAATGTATATTTCTTTTTGAGTATAGGGCTACTTTATCGTATTCTTCTTTAATGTTTTCTGTTATAACACTAGATGGAGTAAATTCTTCAATTGTTGATAATATATCAACTTTCTTTTTTGCATCCCCCAAAGGAATACCGTTAGTTTTAGCATACGACTTTAATTCAAAAACTGTTTTACTTAACAAATTATCAATGTTCAAGGCATTCCCTCCTGACTAAATTATACCAGAGTATGAAGAAGGGGGAGCAGATGTGACTCTACTCCCCCTCTAAGTTGACTACAGATTATGAATCTGAAATGTCATGGTATGCAACTGCATCTAGTTCTTCCCATTGAATACCAAAGCGGACGAATACTGTGTATTCAATTGTGTCCTTCTTTGGCTTGTATTCACGGTTAACAGTGATGTCACGTTGGAATCCCCATACACGGTTCTGTGGGAATGTCAAGTCGACATATCCTGCAGGGTAGTAAGGAACTTCCATAACATCAATGCCTAGAACACGAGTGGTGCGAGCACCACCGAATGTCTGTGCTCCGCCATCAAGGTATGATTGACGGTTTGCTGGTGTACCAGCAGCGATTGGTGAAAATGCTTCTGCGATTGCATCAGCAAGTGTACCGTTGTTCTTAACGATGCTTTGGAAAACATCTGTACCAGCATAGAACTTTAGACCAGCCTTTAGTGCACGATACTTACGTGGCAAAGCCAAGATGATATCTTGCATAGCAGCGGTTGTCCAGTTGTTGTCGCTGATAACTGTAACTGCTTCGTGAGAGTCTTCAGTTTGTACACGATTTACGAATCCGTCCATAATTGAAAGGAAGTCGCCAGTTGATCCATCGCCATTAATTGCTAGATCTTCAATATCATTAGCGAAAGCGTTTGTCATAAGACGAACTAGGTGATCTTCAAGAGCACCGCCTTCAATATTGTCTTCTAGTGATTCTGTAGAAACTTCCCAGTCAAGACGAATCTTTTTGGTTGTTAGTTCTACCTTTGAGAATGTTGCGCCAGCGTTTGTGTAGTTTGGGCTACCTTGAGCAGCAGCACGGATTACACGCTCTCCAACGTTAACCTTTTCGATTTCCATTGTGTTTGCTCGCATTGTAACTTTACGACCGTCTTTGGCGAGAACTGTTCCATCCCACACGTAGTCGATGAAGCGACGAGCTTGCTCTGGTGCTAAAATACCACCTGATGTTCCAGTTGGATTAACAGCGTTAGGTCCAGTTGTGACACCGAAGTTAGCTGTTGCTGTGTTACCGAGTGATGTAGCTGGATCTACGTTACCATTTGCATCACGGGCAGTTGCACCACCAATACCACCAGATACTGTTGCGCCTTGAGAGTTAATCTCTGCTCCGCTGCCACCAGATCCTGGGTAGTTCTTTTCTATATTTTGTTCCGACATATTGTTCACCTCCTAGTGATTTTATATCTTAGTTGAATAGGTCGGTTGATGTGAGGAAACGACCGCCCCATAGGGATTTTTGAACCTTAAGTGGTTCGAACTGTACGATCTCGCCTAGATCGCCAGACTTGCGGAAAGCTGTGTCTGCTACTACGTCATCCACTCGCTTGCCAAACTCATCAAATGTTCCCTTAACTTCCTTAACCTCACTAGTTACGGATTCAAGAGACTTACTTAGTGTCATAATCTGCTCATGTAAAGATTTTACAGTTGAAGCGAGATCGCCAAAGGCATTAGTTAGAGAATCCTTAATGTCTGAAACTGCTTTAGCAATTTCTTCATTAGATGCTGTTGCATTTGCATCAAGGCTATCTGCCTTGTCTGCAGTATTCTCTACAGTCTCAGCTGCAGGTGCAACTGAAGACTCTGCACTACCATCAGATGATTCTACAGCAAGAGCTTTTTCAGCTGCTGGTGCTTCCTCAACTACTGCAGGTGTTTCTTGAACAACTGCTGGCTGTGCCTCTGGAGTAACCTCAACTTCTTCAACTGCAGATTCGACTGCTACTTCTGTTGCTTCTGTCATTGGATTTACCTCCTTAGTAATCTTAATTGTACTAATGCCTTTAGCACTATCAACTAAGAACTTTATCATATTTGCTTTTTCTAAATCATCTTTTTCAACAAAACCAATGTTCTTCATTTCTTGTCCAGTTGCAGGACTTACTTGTGTCTCTTCTTCAGAAACAATAACTAATCCAGACTCTTTGTCATAGAATACATTTTCTAAAACAGTGTTATCTGCTTTAATCATATCGACACCATCAACCTTCTCAACTGACATAATGCTAGCAAATTGGTTTGCTGGACTATCAACAAGAGATAGCTCAATGAGGTCATAGTCCTTGATAATTCTAATTTGCTTTTCCATTGTATCATCATATGCATCATCCCACTTGTTCATTCGTCCCCCGATTGAAAAACCAGTGTATGTGCCATCAAGAACTTTTTCCCAAGCATCTTGGGCACCCTTAGAAATATAGGTAGAAACGTATATTCCCTTATAGAACTTCTTTGATTCTGGATCAAAATATTTTTCTTCTTTAAATGAGATCATCTTGCCAACAGCAGATGGTTGGTGCATTTCTCTAATGTTTCCACGAAACTTTGCAAAAGCACTCATACTAGCTTCGGTAGTTACAATGTCCATTTGTTTGTCAACATTGTCTAGAGAGGCAAAACCTGAAACAAGTCTTCGCTCTTGATCTACCTTACCAAAAGGCATTGATAGACGAACGTTGTCTCCGTCGGTAACCCAGGAAGCTTTATTTATATTCATAGCTTATCTATTATACCAAACATTTATGAGTTTTCTCAATTATTGAGATGATCTTCCTTCACCTTTAGGATTTCTTCCAGCTATAGTTGCTGGGCCATCTGACTGGTTGTTAACTCTTTCTGTATCCCGTTGGCGATTTGCAGTTGCATTTGATTGAGCATCATTTGCTTGACCTGGAGACATTACGAATGGAGTATCTCCGTCTTTAGTTTGTGGAAGATCAAGAGCTTCTCTTGCCTCATTTGGCATCATGATCTGAGTCTTAACAAGACGTTCAAGAATTTGAGACTGAGCAATTTCATCTGTAAGGGTTAGCTCATTAAACCTTAACTCTAGAATATCTGTTTTTTCTTTGATGATCTTATTGATAATCTTTTCAAGATGATGTTGTGCTGGTCGTGAAACTTGTTCTTTAAATGTGCGATCTTGAGACAAAGCTGCTGCGATACCAGAGTCAGAGCCACCAAGTTTAGAAATTGGAACCTGATGGGCAATCAGGATATCATCACGATTTTGCTTTCTGTATTCTTTAAATGATCCGTCTTGAATACCATTTTCAATTGGCTCCATTTTGAACTCAACCTTGTTTTGATCTGTATCCCCAGGAAGTGGTATATACAAAGTTCTATGGGATTGAGATTTTAGTCCAGTCTGCAAGAATCTAAACATATTATCTTCTGCATCTGCACTTAGCTTGGCACCCTTTAAAGTAATGATATATCGTGGTACCGCTTTATTTTCAAAGTAGTCAATGTTGTATTGTGATGCTAACTTGTCACCAATCAAAGATGGAAAAGCAGCAACAATATCTGGTACACCATAAAAGGTATTTAGTGGTGAGTATTGCTTAATATGAATAATCTCATTTGGTCTAGTATCTACAGTAACTGGGTTCTGGTTCTTAGCCCCAAAGTTTCTAAAGTAAACTACTTGCTGACCAATAATCTGAAGGAAGCCATCGTTTAATCTACGAACACGAACAGTAGTTGCTGGAATATGACCTAGGTATCCGATGTCGCCTTCAACAGTTCTTCCTATTTCAATGAAACCATTTCCTGTTGCCTCTAAGTCTATATAAACTTTTTCCATAGTCTTTGTAAATGAGTCATCATCATTTAAATTCTCTATCCAATCACGAAGCTCAATCTTCATGCGCTCAATTCTTTTTCGAGCACGAGCAGATGCTTGCTCATCACTTGAAGTTTCAAGGCGTAAAGATGTTCTGTCTGAAATATCAAAACGATATCCAAGACCTACAATATTTTCTACCTTAGCATCAATAGCAGCATGATTAGCAAAAGATGTATCATAAAAGTTTGCTAGTTCATACATGTTGTATGGTGGAGTAATAATATCAAATAGGCCATATCCATTTCGGTATACTGTTCCAGGATTAATACCCTTTGTCCCAGTACCGTCAACTCCTGATGACTGAGCATTTGCTGAGTCCAAATATGCTGGAGTCATTTCAGCAGCCTTGTTTAAAAGTCTGACAGTTCTTCTTTTAAAGTTTTGATTGATTCCACCAAGATCTTTTAAATCATCCCAAGTTTTATTAAATGGGTCTTGGGCATGAAAAATGTTCTCTTCTTGTTCTTGTGTATTTAGTTTTGCACTAACGTAATCAGAACTATCCCTCATCGCCATACATCCTTAAAGTTTTTTGTGCTGCATCAATGGCACCAAGATCATTTAGGGAAGGAATTAATCCTTGCTTCATTCTATCCTTTTGCTCTGAATATTCTTCTTCTGTTACCCTTGTCAATCCAGGAACAAAGACTGCTGTTCCTTGACCGTCATCTCCGTAGGAAATTGCTTCTCTTTTTAGTTCTGCAATCTTAGATATATCCCCTTTTTGTGCAGGGATATTCAGTACTGAGCCTGAGCCGTCTGTAAACCATTTTCCAGTTGACTTTTTATACACATACAGTCCCCAGTCATAGTGCTTATCGATGACTTTTCTGCGTACATTGTTAACAATCGGTTTACCAGTTTTTGGGTTTATTAATGAATCCATAACCTCAAGTATACCATATTAGACTGGCAAGAGGGTCTTTGTATCCCATGTAGTATCAGTATATATCTTCATTTTATTAGAATCAAACGTCATACCCTCATTATCATCAATGATAATCTTATTAGTTCCTAGGTAGTTCTTATAAACATCTGTTGGGTTGACTCCATATAGCTCTGAGCTTGAAACGACTAAGGCTTCTTGCCAATTAAAGTTTTCACTCCAGTACGACCAAAGCTTTTCTCCATCACTGTTCAAAACCTTTAGCCAAGGCCTAGTAACAATGCTCTGTATTGTCTGTAAATTGTTTGCCTGGTAGAAAGATATATTATTAAAAAGTATTGGACCATTTAGATTAATTGCACCAGTGTATAGGTCAAAGTTTAGTGCAGATGAAAACTGTAATCCTAGTGATCCCCATTCTTTTATTGTAATAACTGGATTTTGAACTGATATGCCGTTCCAGAAATACGTTAGCCCTGTATATTCTGTTCCAGTTAAGCTACTGGTTGCATATATTTTAGCTCTTGATCCAGATGGACTGTCTGCAACCATGTAAAATTTAATAATATCTTCTTTGTATTTAATTTCAAAGATTTCAATTGGTGAAGCAGAAAAAAAATCTTGATTTACGAACATCCAGGCTTGCATTGAGCTTACACGATATTCATCTGACAATTCTTTATTAATTGGCATAGCAATGCCACGATTTGTTTCAAAGTTAAAGTCCCCACGAACCTCTATTCCAGAATTTTTTGTTAAATAAAGGTATGGTGTGCTTGACTTATAAATACTAAAAGGATTTTTTGACTTATAGTCAAAATAAATTCCAGATTTTTTGTATGGCACTAGATCAACTCCAAACCTAGTACCTACCGAGTTAAAGGCATTATCACTCAATGCTTGCGAAGCTATCTCTAATTCTTTAATTTTAATTGGTCTATTAATAATTCCACGCACATTAAACTCAATAGAATATACAACTGCTAAGTCATTGAAATCTACAGACTTGCTAGGATAAATAATTGTATTATCTACAATTTCAAATTTACTAGCAGCCCAGTCTGGGTAGTTATCAATATCAATAATTGATCCTTCTTTGGCTGGAACATTAATATTAAAGGTTTCATCAAGAGCATTTGCTCCATCTGCTATATATTGAAAAGTAACATAGCTTTTAACAAAAGATTCTGAGGTATCATATTCGTAGTACTTTAATGCCTTTTGAGATAAATCTTCATAGTCATTCCATCCAGTAATAAGGCTATTATCTATTTGATAATAGGTTTGCTGAATAGGTGCTGAATATTCTTCCTTTAAATCTTCATATGTCCAAGAAGAGTTAGTTTCTTTTTCTAGTAGTTTAGATGGCGATGGATACCCAAGGTTAAACTGTAAAAAATCTAAATCATAGTAAGAAGCACCTTGTGCGTTATTAACATATTTAGCAAAATAAGAAAGGGGAAGGTAGTCTTGCCAGTGTCCAGATACTCCAATATCAAGAAAGAATTCATTGTATGCTTCTGTTGGCAACAGGGTATAGCTGGCTAAATGATTTATAAGAGCAATAGCATTAGTTTCTTCTGTTACTCCAGGGGCAGATAAATCATCAAATTTAACAACACCGTATTCATTAAAATAGTTTGATATTGATTTATGATTAAGCTCTGTTGTAAATCCTAATGAGTAAATTTTTCCAAAGAATGAGTTAGATGTTTCTTCGTCTCCTGCAACATAGACTTTTAGTCCATTTACATTACCAAAGAATGCTGAAACATTGCCTCCAAAAACATTAGACAAATCATCAATATTAATTCCAACTGCAAAAAGTTGTTCAGACTCAATGTTTTCTGTTGTATACACTATTTGTTCTTCTTTATTATAATTTAAAACATACTCAATAACGGTTTCATTAAGTCTAACAATAAAAAAATCACCTGTTAGCGTATTATAAATTTTAATTAATGTTTGATTAGTTCCTGGATTTCCAGCATCAAAAAATTCTGTCCAGCTGGTAGTATTATAATACCCTGCTTCAATATAGTCTGCTGGAGAAGTGTTGTAGTATTCTGCATCAAGCAATAGTACATTGCTGCCAAATACCCCATAAATAGACTTAACCTTATCATTTAAAATATTTAATTTTGGAAAGTTTAGATATGTTCCTAGTCCACTCCAAGTTGAGTTTGGTCTAAATGTTAAAAATTTGTGTGGAAATGCTCCAGATTCTTGATCTGTCTGTATTGCTTTACAATCAGTATATAGATCATCTAGACTTTTAGTATCTAAAAATATGTTAGGCAAACTATAAGATGGTGTTGTCAACTCTAAAGATGTTGTTTCTAGATTATCAAAGCTTCCCTGTTGCCACTGTGCAAAGCTTGGATAGTTATAGTTTGCGGTATAGTTTGAAAATGAATAGTCTATAAAAGCAGAAGTTCCACCATAGGATGAGTTGATAGATTGTGCTGAAGATACGGCTTGACCATAAACCCATCTACGTTTAGCAACAGTTACAGAAACTTGGTAAGAGTATATAGCAAAACAGTCTACTTCAATCAAACTTACATTCTCGTATGCATAAAATCCAAGCCAGTCTTGGCTTTTTAGCTGTGCATTTAGTAAGTCTGGTAATGCTAAAGATGTGGTATCAATAGCAATTTCTATTACCTGTTCTCCATTTACCAATACCGTCACAGAATTCTTAATTAATCTAATATGGATAAGCATTGGTCTAAACCACTCACCAACAAAATGAGAATTTGACTGACCACCAATAACTAAAGTTAAAAAGCCTGAATCTACATAGAGTCCATCTGTAGAAGCAATTGGTCCAAATATTCTTTTTGGGTCTGGAGAGTCTGCAATTATTCTTGCCCAAAACTCTACAGTGTATTCTTTATGCTGCCCAGATTTGTTTAAAAATCCTTGACCTGGAAATATTAATGAAGGTTTGTTTGATGTGTTTGGAATAATTTTAGTTAACCCAGAAGCACCAAATACTAATGGAATACTTGTATTTTTTGCAAGAAGAGCATTATTCTTTACCAAATAGTATGCGGTATTACTAGACACTCCATAGGCTGCAGCTGGGATTACGGTATCTGTTGTATCAATTGCAATTGTTGCTGGAAAAGATGCTGGTGTAACTCCTAAAGATTCTTTATGAAATTCTTCAGACCATTGTCCTGTAGTTATTCCATTAAAATAAACTTTATAGTCAGCAGATGTTGCTCCGCCTGAAGACTTTAATATTTTTATAATTATTTTAAAGTTTGTATTTTCTTCAGGGATTTCAAAAGTTTCTGACATAAAAGACCATGACTGGTAGGCTGGATCTGCAAAAGTTTTAAGCTTTTGAACTACCTCTAAAGTAGTTGTATCTGTATATTCATAACCAATAGCAATAGAGTTAATATATAAACTATCAATATAAAAATAAGAACCAATAGAAAATGTTCCTAATGTTGTATTAAGGTTTTGGAAATTATCAATATCTGGACTTAATATAATTGATTCCCCAGATGCCCCTGCTGGAACATTGCAAGACACTAGGCTTGTAAAACTATCAGGAAAAGGTTCTTCTGCAGGTGCTGACCCAGAACTTAAAGTACAGGATTCTGTGTCATCCCAAAGAGATACTATATTTCTTTTTGCCTCAGTAATTAAACTTACATAATCTGCTTGATCGTCTAGTGCCCAAAGTACCAGAGGGTGCTCTGAGTAAATTTTTTCTGCATATAAATTAGATGGGTTAGACATATATCTCCTACCCCTTATTATAGCAGGCTAAGGGTTAATAAAGTTTAATCTCACAAGCATCAGTAGAGCAATAAGACTCTCCTTCTGCCTCAAGATTTTCAACTCCATCATAGATAGCAGACCAGTCAATCTTACCAATTGTACCCACATAAGAGTTATATTCTTCTCTTGTTATCTCTGTGTACGGTTGCTGTGGATAAGTCTTATTTCCCATTGGAAGGAAAGAAACTGCCTTTAGCTGTCCTTCGTACATATTTAGGGCTGGTGCAACAAACTTCTTTTCTGTTTCTTTATCAAAAGAAAGAGTAACGGAAACGCCATTATCTGACCAGTACTTCTGAGCAGTAGCTGCTAAACCAATCTTTTCAAATAGGCTAACTTCTTTTTCTGATCTCTTGTGACCAGATGCTACTGGAAAATATACTACAGATGTATTGGCTGATACTACATCATCTTCAATTTTATATCCCGCTGCTTTAAACAAATAAAGCATAGGATCTGTGTTTCCAAAACGAATAGATCTTAAATAAAACTCTCCTCCTGGGCCCCAGTGAACTCCTGGAGTTGCTCCAGATAGCAGTGATACAGATCCTGATGGCTTAACTGTTGTTACACGAACAGACTCTCTAACGCATAGCCATTCTGAGTATTTGTGATCATAGTAACGAATCTTTTGATACCCTTCATCCATCCATTCACGAGTTGTTGGTAATCCATAGGTATCTGCAAAAGATGCAATTCCAGTTAGGGATGTTCCAATACGTCTGTTTCTTTGCATGATACCGTTTGTTTGCTGCCAATGTGTTGGCATAAGGGTAACAGTCTTTCCATAAAGATACGCAAATTTTAATGTCTTTAGGAAGTCCTCCTTGGATTCATGACGATTTAAGTGCACTTCTACAAGTGTACAAAGTTCGTATGACTCCAATGGCTGCTCCGCACAAGGATTGAATCCCATAATACGGGAATCCTTATAGTCTGGTGCATCTGCTAAACGACCATAGTCTCTCGCAACATCTAACCAAATAAATCCTGGCTCACCATTATCAGCAATTAAATCAACATAGTCTTCATATTTAGTGCCAACAGTAGCAGAAATAGAATTATTAGACATCCATGCCCAGCCTGGTTTTTCTGGATCAAATGAATTTCTTTCAGGAAATACTTCTGGATTCTTTAAATTAATAAAACCATTGTCTTCTGGTGTTCCTAAAGCCAAAGTAGCAGAACGTCTAACATTTCCAGAAACGACACATGTTCCAATAAGATTAACAATGTCAACAATTGCACGACTATCTAGTACTTCTCCTGCTCTAGAGCCAATGACATTTCGTATGCGTATGTGTAGTTGAATTAATGGTTCTGGACCGCTAGCGACCCCACCAAAGCCTTTAATGGCTGATCCTAGAGGACGGATAAGGTCATACTTAAATTCTTGAATAGATTGATTTTGACGTAAAAATGAATTAATTAAAAGACGGACAGACTCAACCCATCCTTCACGAGTATCAGGAATCTCATAGGTAGAAACTGGCTCTGTAGGAGCGTAGATAGGCATTTGTTTGTCTTGTCCCAAGGTATCAAACCCTACTCCAATTCCTAACATTAAAGCATCCATTACCCAAGCAAAAAGGGCACCTGGATCATTACGATCAATGTCACGGGTAGAAACCATTGCACAATTTTGTAATGAAGCTGAGTTTCTTTTCTCCATAGTCATTGGGGTTCCGAAAGCCCAGAGACCTCTGCCTGGAGGTGTCCACTTTAATTCAAACATTCTTTGGAAAGCTTCTTGTGCTGACTTCTGTGATTTATTATCATTCCAAGGTAGTCTATTATCTTTAGCATGATTCTTTTGAACTGAGTACATACCCTCAATTACACGGCGACATACTTCGTGCCAACGTTCTTTTGTTCCATCTTCTTTAACACGAGAATATGTTCTGATAAAAGTAATTTCTCCTAAAGAGTTGCTACCCGCATCTGAAAATCCAAACGGTGCTGGAGTATTACTATATTTATTTACAAAATCCTCTGATAAGCGAAACGAAAAAACATCTGACATTTAAGTATGCCACCTTTCTAATATTGGTTGAGTACTTCGTAGAATCGGAAGTAGTCCTAAGTATAGCATAGAATTAAAAACAATTCCACGCTCAGTTTTAATGTATAAAGTTATTGTTTATAGTTAGTACTTTTATATAACAAAAGTGTTATAAATAAAAAACTAATTATACTTGCTACTGTTGATATGACAAATTTCAATTTCATTTATATTAACATGACTTGGTAATGATCCTACCCAGTAAATAGCTTCTGCTAAATCTTCTGCAGTTAATGCATGCTCCCGTTTTTGTTCTTGGGTATCAATAGTTGCTGGACAGATTTCTGTAATTTTAATACCAAATTGAGGAAACTCAAGTCTCATTGTATCAATTAAGCCACGTTCACCTCTTTTAGCATTTGTATAATTTCCTCCACCACGATATGGGACCTTGCCACCAAAAGAAGTAATAAATATAATAGTTGGAGATTGTGATTTCTCCATACAAGGAACAAATAGTTGAGATAAATACATAGGGCCAGTAACGTTTATGTCATAGGCTTTTCTAAAATTTTCTGGAGTTTCATTAATAATATGAGTTGGACCTGATCCTCCTCCAGCATTATTAACTAGAAGATCTAAAGTAATATCTTTGTATTTTTCAAAGAATATTTCTATTGCTTTAGAGTCTGTTATGTCTAGGTTATATACCTCAACGTTATCAGATATAATCTTAGACACTTTTGAAAGATTTCTTGAAACAGCAATAACTTTGTATCCATTTTCAGACAAACGTTTAACTGTTGCTAACCCTACACCCTTGCTTGCTCCAGTTACTATAGCTGTTTTAATATTAATGAATCCAATGTTGTGGAACCATAATCTTAAAGCCACTCTTAACTAGGTGTGCTGTATGGTGATATGGAGGTGATGGTGGGAATACAATGATGCTTCCTGCTTTTGGCTTTATAGCAAATGTATAGTTTAATCCTTTTTCGGCTTCTGCAAAATCTGCTGGAGGTCTTGCCTCTGTTAATATTCCTCCTGGAGAAGCAATAGTAAAAGATATTTCCCCACCTTCATAATCATCATTTAGGTACATAACAAAAGAAACTTTTAGTCTTTCGTCTCCCTCTTGTTGATCAAAGTGTGCTCCCATAAATGTACCAGCTTGATATTTTTTAATTGGATACATTGGAAATAGTTTAGGCTCTTCTGTAATACCTTGGGCTGCTGCATAGTCTCTTGCTACATCGTCAAAAGCCTTTTGTAGTGTGGAATAAATATAAGTATTCTTTTCATCTGATGGGTCTGCCTGGGAAATACTTTTATCTGTTCCATAGACATACTCTTGTCCACTACACGCCATCCATTCGCCCCAAGGATCTTGATTGTCATTCTCAATTGCTTCAACAAGTCTTTTTGGGTCTTCAATTACATTTGTGTAATAGTAAACCTTTTCTTCAAGTATTTCTCTATCCATTTGGTGCCTCCTAGTACCTATTCTTTTGATAGTGATCTTTTTCTTTAATGAATCCAACAAGAACATATCTTACTGGTCCATCTCCTACATGCTTGACTCCATGTTCATACTTTTCATCGCCTGGAAAAAATAACATAGTTCCTGGTTTAGGCCTTAACTGGATATCAAGGTTTGGGAAAAATAACTCACCATCTACATAGTCATCATTAATATATACAATTGTAGCATATTTTATAGATGGATCTGTTCTTTGATCTGTGTGAGATTTTAATTCTACCCCCGCTTGCATTCTTTGAATTGTTGCAAAACCACTTAAAATTAACTCTGGATCAGATTTTACTACCATTGAGTTTAAACCATCATATAATGGTCTGTATATCTCATGGTGTAATATATTAAAATTTTTATCTTTCCAATTTTGAGTAACTTCAAACTTACCTTCAGCAACCAGATTATCTACATCATCTCTACCAAATTTTTGCATGCAAAAGTTTTTTAAGTTTGCGTGATATTCTACTTCCCAGTCTTCTTGAGATGTACTATTTATAATATCCCAAAAAGTATCTATTTGATCTTGTGATAAAAAGTTTTCAACAGAAAATAGTTTTGAGGTAATATCTTCAACTACATAGCCAGCATCTGTCAACTGTTTTTTTAAGGACTCAATCATTTAGAATATCTTCTACCTTGTACTTATTTCCATTTGCATCCAACTTCCAACCTTGCTTTAAAAGCTCTTGCCACTCTGCTCTTTCAATTTCTTGATTGGCTCTAGTCTCTTTCATTTCTACAGCCCAGGCATCTCTTAGTTCTTGCGGATAATCTGATTCTTCTCTGTCATCCCAGAAAGATCCGATGGTATATCTTACTCCACTTGTAATAAGGGATACTTCGTGCATGTTGTTAAATCCTCCGTCAAATACGGCAAGCATTCCAACCTTTGGTTGAATCTCTACGTCTTGTGCTGGAAACTTAAGCAGTCCTCCCTCAAAGTCGTCATTAAGGTATAAAAAGCCTGCATACCTACTTCTCGTAAATGCCCCAGATTTTCCATGCTCATCTGTATTGTCAGAGTGAATTCTTGCGTATGCTCCTGGCTCCCACTTTTGTGTATGGTATCCAATTTTTGATATTACCTTTGGATCTAAGTCGTGTACGGAAGCAATTGCTTCTGGCATCATCTTTTCAATATCTGAAAAAATAGTTGGAGATAGTCCAACGTCAAGAACTTCTTGGTCATTGTCTTGTGGAAGTACAGAAGAGTATGACTCATAAAATGAGATAGGCATCCATGATAACTTTCCACCCTCTGCTTGAGCATCAAGTGCTTGAACCATTTTTTGGCACTCTTCATCAGTAACAAAGTTTTCATAAATAACTATGTCCTTTGTAATTCTTTTTTTATTGTTTAGATTCATTTTATCCTTCTTTCTTTGTCTGCATTAATTTTATTGGGATGTTCATCTCTAAACTTTTGCATTATATCTGGCTGCATTGATTCCCAAACATCTTTTCCAAATTCTTTCTCTTTTTCAAACCATTCATCATCTCCAAGAGAATACTTCATCCAATACATTCTGGATAGGTATTTACTTGTCTTTTTTGCTGGCATAACTCCGTGAATATAGACTGAGCCGTTCTTTGTTAGTATGTCTGGATGACCTGATGGAAATACTAAAAAGTCTCCTGCTTCTGGCTTATACTTATAGGCTTCTCCATCAACAATAAAGTCAATCTCTCCACCATCATAGTCATCATTAAAATACACTAGAGCAGTTATTACAAACTTGTACCCTGGGCTAACAATTGGTTGGCGTATATAGTCAGAATGATATGTCATGGCTATTGGGTCTACAATGTCTGTTCTATATCTTGCTATAGATGGTCCAGACCTGTTCCACTCTTTTACCTGTTCTCCATAATGATTTGTTATCTCTTTATCTTGATCAAGATCTATATTATTTTTAATAGCGTAGTCTTTTGTTACTGCATAAAAGTTATTAAATAATTCTAGAAGTGCAAGTTTTTGAACTTCCTGTTTATCTGTTTTAGTTTCTATCTGCTGCAAATACTCTGTGCTAAATCCGTGTGGATGATCTTTAAATGTAGGGTTTAAATACTCTCCAAAGTCAGACCATTTTGTCCACTCATTTAGCAGTTCGTCTTCGTGACCTGAAGAATTTTTTAACTCGGAGTGCGTCTTTGTTATATCCTTAAACATATTTTTATAAACAAATATTTGTGGATATATTTCTATTGGGTTAAGCGCTGGCTCTGTCATGGTTGTCTCTCCCCCGTATGTTTTTTAATCTCCCAAAAAAATGGACATGTAAATCTTATGCCACTCTTAATCTCAGTAACTCCATGAATATAATTTTTATCCCCTGGGAAAAAGTAAGCAGCACCTTTTTTAGGTTTAAACTGCACACCTTGTAGTGGGAAGTATAGTTCTCCACCTTCGTAGTCGTCATTTAAATAAAACAAACTAGAAAGATCATAGTTGGGAAAATCGTTTGGAGTTCCAGCATCTGGGCCTTCATGTAATTCTTTATCTGCATGAGGTTTTTGAAATTGTCCAGGAAGCCACTTAACAATGGTTGTTCCAGTTGGGTGAACTTCTACTTTATAAAACTCTTCTACAATTGGTTTTAATCTTTGAAATAGGCCAGCAACTATTGGTGATATTTTAGGATCATTCTTGTCTAAGGTTGGCTGAGTTGCAACTCTATCCTTCCAATAATCTGAATCATAGGTAACAGTTCCATTTTCATTTACATGGCTTTCGGTTACATCCCAAATTGTTAAAGATTTGGCAGCTTTTTCTAAAAACTCTATCTCTTCCTGCGTCATAAAGTTTTCTAGCTCAACAATCATGTCTTTGCTATCCCCAAACCACCCAGATGGAGTTATAGACGGTGTTCTTTTAACTACTGTATATGAGTCTTTATTTTGTTCCATATTTATATTATATCACCCTTCGTATTGTCTGTTACGCTTAGTTTTAATGTTTTTACCTCATGTGAACCTTGAGATTCTTTGTTTTCATTTACCGCATCTCTATACCAGTCTGTCCATTTCCCAGTTTTATTTATTTCTTGTGCAGCATTTCCATAGGACATATTGGCTTCTAATCTTGTTCTATCATTGTCTTGGTATTTAACAATTTCAATATTTGTACCGTTTAAATTTGACAAAGATATAGGAATTATTGTAGCAACTGGGGTTCCAGCTTTGATAACCACTCTTTTGTTTGCTACTTTTGCTTTAATAGCTAAAGGCAGAGGATTGTCATAAAAAGATGTGCTCATTAATGATGACATTGTTTCAAACTCATTGCTAAAATAATTTACTGGATTAATAGTAAAAATACTTACATCTTTGTCTGTTCTAAAAACTAAACCCGTATTTAAACTTATAGAAGATTGACCTCTTCCAGAATATGCTCCCGATGGGCTGAATATTTCAACACGATCTGGAGTTTGATCATTAACTCCATCCCAAATAAACTCAATATCTTCTACACAAGAAAGACTCCAGCCAATTACGTTTGATTGGGTTACTGGAAAACATCTATAAGCATGGCCTTCTGATGTTACATCCATCCAGTCTCTTTTAATTGACATGGGCTGAATATCAAACAAAGCCCCCTGTGTTTTTTCAACTGAGATATTAAACATTAGTCTGCCTCTGCACTATACATTTCTGGAGTGTGAAACTTTTTACTGTAATCAAGCATTGTTACAATAGAATATTTAGTTCCAGAAGTTACTGGCATGGCTTGATGTGGATACATAAAGTTTGATGGGAAAATAAACAAATCCCCAGCCTCTGCTTTGACTTTTAGGTTCTGTAGTCTAAAGAAAAGTTCTCCGCCCTCATAGTCATCATTAACATATGAAACTAAAGAAACAGTACAATTATAAGAAAACCCATGATCGTGATGTTCCATAAAGTGTTGACCTTGACCATATTTAATAAAATTAAAAGCTTCCCAATATTTCAAATTATGAATATTGTACATTCTGCAATAATCTTCTACTGCTGGTAATTTTACATCATAAAGATCTTGCCAAAGTGATTGAAGGTTTAGACTGACTTGACTTTTATCATTTTCAATATCTGTTTTCTTAAACTTAAAATCATTACAATCTCTATAGTCTGGCATTAGTTGTTTGTATCCTACATACGCAGGTTGCCAGCTGTACCCAGTGGTATCTCCTTCTGGCTTAAGATTATCTTCAAGTCTTTTTATTACATCAATTTCTTTTTTAATTACACCCTTGTAACAAAAGATTCCATTACCAAGGTCTATTTTTTCTGTCCATGTTTCCATTCTATTCTCCTTATTTGTATTCTCTTCTTGACCAAACTTTATTTTTATATACTCCGCCATCAGGCTGTCTATAAAACTTCATGTTGTTAAACATTTTATCATAAATCTCAGCCTGTCCTAATATCTCTACTTCACTTTTCCAGTTTTCTCTTTTAAATGGTAAGACTTGTAGGTATGGAGTGCCTGCTAGAATTGTTCCTTCCCAACCTTCTGCAATAAAGAATGGAAAGCTTCCAAGCAAATGAACCTTATCTGAGTCAACAATTCCTGTTGTGTTTAAAAATGGCAGATCAAATCTATTCATTGGTGTCATAAACAAAGCACTATATCCTTCTGGTAACTCTAGCCCCCAATCAGAAGACCAAGCAAAATGGTGCTCATAGAATCCTTTTGGATGCTCAAACTGTGGCATCGGTGGTCTTTGAGTACAGAAATCTTGATATCTACTATCTTCAATCTTTACACCAATAACTCCTTGTACGTTTTTAGAAAATATTAAATCGCAAGGAGTTTTAAAAACATATCCAGTTGAAAATGCATCCATGATTGCAGGACATGCTTTCCATGTAGGAATTTTTCCATAGTCATCTACTGTACCGTCTTTTGGAAAAGGGCAAGTTTCTTTTGGTGCATTATAATATTCATTGTTCATTGGATTTTTTGCAAATCTGTCTGCATCCTTATACCATTGAGGAATAACATTCTGTGTTGGTGCTGGAACAGAAACACTATCCTTATTTAGCCAAGGCCTAAAAGATCTAAAGATTGCCAACTTATTCATTAATGGCTCAGCTCGTTTATGTCTGTCATAATAACAACACAATATTTTGTTCCTGTTTTCATTGGCAAAGAAGCATGTTCATAAATATAGTTTGAAGGGAATATAGCTATATCTCCAACTTTTGGAGTATGAACAAAATTATCTAATCTTGGAAACTTAATCTCTCCGCCTTCATAATCATCATTAATATAGATAACAGCAGAGACTGTACAATTATAAGCAGGGCCATGATCAGCATGAATATTAAAGTGAGTTCCTTCACCCTCATACTTTACAAAGTTAAATGCTTCGTAATATGTAACATTAATTCCCCAATAATGAGCATAGTCGTCTACACACATTTTTAGCTTTTGGTAAATCTCTTCATGAAGATCAATTAAGTCTTGATTAGATTCATCTCTTGGCCCAAGATTTTCTTGCTTATATTTAAAGTCTACACAATCTCTTGCTTTTTTAATTGGGGCATCAGAGTTTGTAACTTTAGCTTCTGACCACTTATATTTTTTATCTCCTGAAAGATTGTGCTCAAGCGTATTAATATATCTTTCTGAATCATCTTTAGAAAAAACATTATGATAAATGTTTAGTCCTAATCCTGGATTACTAATAGAAATATTGATTTGAGGCATTAATCTTTCAACTCTACCTGAAACTGTTTCAGACCTGTCTTTTGTAAACCAATGATTTTCATTTTCATCATAAATATCCATAAGATCCCCATCTTTTAAGGTTATAATTTATTATAGCATGAAAAAGCTATTTAAAGCAAAATAAGGCTAGTGCTACCACTTATCTAAAGGACAAGTAGCGCTAAGAAGTTTAGTTTTAGCTGCCATAAAACAACCACATTTTTTACATTGTTTAGTTAACTTAATTAACTCTGGGCATGATTTACAAATATCATACCTTTTATTTGATAAAGATTCATCTGCTCTTTCAGCATTAGGATTAATCATATCCCAAGGTTTTACAGTTTTAGATAGGTGTTCAACCATATCTTTGTTTTTTTCTTTATATATTTCCCAAGGAGTTTTTTCAGACATGTTTAATCTTGAGAGAAGACAGAATCTTGGTATTTCCAACCCATTCTAACTTCTAATCCTTCTGGAACTTCTACTGCCAAAAGATTGCTTTTTAAAACAGAATAAGTAGCTTCATCTGATAAAATTGGCAAAACTATGCCTTCTGTGCTAGTTAATTCAATTTTAAACTTACCTAAAGGTAAGTCTGGGTAGTCTTGTGTATTATCTACAAAAGTGTATCCTTGAGCAAGAATTTCTGGCAAAGGTGGTACAGAATGTAATACATATTCTACAATGCCATCAGAAATAAAAGCTATTACTTTACCCTTTTTTACAAGTCCTTCAGTTATTAACATATCAACTCCATATTCTATTTAATGTATTAACTATATCATAGTTATTACTTTTTAACAATTTTAACAGAAATTATTGCCACCGCAAGCATAACCTGTTATTCCAAAACAAGAAAAGAAATCACATGAGCCTGCTCCTCCACAGCATGGGGCACCACCTGCGTCGGCTCCACAATAGTTACCAGCTGTTGAACAACTTGAGAAGCTTGGGAAGAATGGTGGGAAGAATGGTGGGAAGAACGGTGGGAAGAACGGGAAGAAAGGTGGGAAGAACGGGAAGAAAGGTGGGAAGAATGGAGGGAAGAATGGTGGGAAGAACGGGAAGAATGGTGGGAAAAACGGTGGGAAGAACGGGAAGAAAGGAAAAAACGGTGGGAAGAAAGGTGGGAAGAACGGAAAGAATGGGGGAAAGAAAGGAGGAAAGAATGGAGATAATGTAGTAACTGATCCAGACGCAGCAGAAGCAACGCTTGTACCATTAGCATTAGTTGCTGTGACTGTATAAGTTTGAGCTGTTCCAGCGGTATCATTAATAAGAATTGGAGAAGTAGCACCTGTTCCAGAAGTACCGTCAGATCCTGTTACAGTAAACCCAGTAATTGCGCTACCACCAGTTGCGGGGGCTGAGAAGGCAATAGAGTTTTGATTAACACCAGCAGTAGGTGTTGGGGCAGACATGGTTGCAGGAACTGTTGTAGCTGTAATTGAACTTGAAGCAGATGAGGCTGCAGATGTTCCAGCAGCATTAGTCGCTGTTGCAGTAAACGTGTAGGCCGTGTTAGATTGCAAACCTGTGACTGTAATTGGAGAAGATGACCCAGTTCCAGTATATCCGCCAGGAGACGAGGTTACAGTAAATGATGTAGCAGCAGGGGATAGCGCAGGCAAAGAAAATGTAACTGTGGCTGCGCCATTGTTAAACGCTCTGCCTGTTCCTACGTTTGTTGCAGTTACGCTTGTTGGCGCTAATGGCTCTAAAAAGTCATTTGATGCAGATGAACGTTTACCCGTCTTCTTAGCCATTTATATTCCCCTTATTACGCTGTTAGATCGCCGTAAACAACCCAAGTGTTTGTTGCTCTCTTGAAAAGAGTTGCAGTTGACCATTGTGTTCTTAGTTTTAATCCTGGTGTTGAGTTTACTGTTACTCCAGCATCTCCTGCAATTGTTACCTGACCTGTTGAGGTTTGAAGGACATCAATTGAGGTTCCAACTGGAAAGGCTACTGCTGAGTTTAGTGGAATTGTAATTGTTGCTGCAGATCCTTTTGCAACTTCAATTAGTGAATCTCTTTCAGTTAATGCTGACAGTGTATAAGAGTCTGTCTTTTGAATAATTGGTGTACGAGAAGGAGTTCCTTCTTTTGTCTGTGTGCCATCAGTAAATATAAATCCACCAGCAGTTGAGCTAATAACTGCAGTTCCATTTACCTTTAGGTCTTTTCCTGAAGCAAGGTTGATGTGCTCTGAAGAAGTCCAAGAATCTGTTGCATCTACCCAGTTAAAGGTTTTATCAGTTGCGCCCTTAAGTGTAATTCCGCCACCGTCTGCAGTGGTATCAGTAGGGGTTCCTGTGTCTCCAAGAACAATATTTTTGTCTTCAATAACAAGGTTAGTTGAGTTAAGGTTTGTTGTAGTTCCGTTAACTGTTAAGTTTCCAGAAAGAGTAAGGTCTGCTGCGTTTACTGTCCCTGTAAATGTAGGATTTGCAAGATTTGCCTTTAGGTCAAGTGCTGTTTGAGCAGCAGTTGATACTGGCTTGTTAGCATCTGTTGTGTTATCAACATTTGCAAGGCCAACATCAGATTTAGTAATTCCAGTAGGTGTGTTAATTACTGGTGATGTAAGAGTTTTATTTGTAAGTGTTTCAGTCTTAGAAGCAGTTGATTTATCATCTAGCTGTGTTTGAATGCTTGAAGTAACACCATCAAGATATCCAATTTCAACATCTGATACGTTAGCAACAGTTGCTTGCTTGCCATTTATTTGTGTTTGAATAGCTGAAGTAACGCCATCTAGGTATCCAATTTCAGTATCTGAAACATTAGCGACTACTGCTTGCTTATTATTTAACTGTGTTTGAATAGATGAAGTTACACCGTCTACATAGTTAAGTTCAGTTACAGATAGAAGCGCACCGTCAAGAATGTTTAATTCTGCAGCGGTAGACGTAAGTCCAGCTAAAGTATTAATTTCAGCTGAAGTTGCAGTAACTCCAGCAAGCTTATTTAACTCTGCTGTGGTAGCTGTAACACCATCAAGAATGTTTAATTCTGTTGCAGATGAAGTCAAAGATGCAAGAACATTTATTTGTGCTGCTGTTGCTGTAACACCATCAAGAATATTTAGCTCAGCTGTAGATGAAGTAATCCCATCAAGAACATTTAGCTCTGTGGCTGTTGCTGATAAAATAACATCTTCGTTAATTTTTGGAGATGTTAAAGTTTTATTAGTAAGGGTTTCTGATCCAGCAAGTGAAGCAACATCGGCATCAGATACCGCTGTATTTAATTGAGCAAGAGTAGTGTTTAATGTATTTGAAGTTAAATTAATTGTCTTATTAGATAGTGTTTGAGTAGCATCAAGTAAGGCAACTGTTCCAGTAGCATCTGGAAATGTTATGTCTCTGTCTGCTGTTGGATCTACAACCTTAAGACTTGTCTCAAATCCATTTGCTGTAGCGCCTTCAAACTTAACTTCAGTTTGAACTTCAAGAACTGTACTATTAATAATAGTGGTTGTTCCTGATACTGTTAAGTCTCCTGATACTGTTACGTTACCGCTGGCATCGGCAAGAACTACTGTTCCTGTAGCATCTGGCAAAGTAATAGTGCGATCATCTGTTGGATCAGTTACCGAAACCGTAGTTTCAAAATTATTTGCAGTTGCACCTTCAAATGTAATGCTTGAACCAAATGATGGATTTGCTGTTGAATTAGCATCAATAAAGTAGTCAAGGTTTAGCCAGTGATTTGTACCATCACCAATTTTAAATTTGTTTGTATCGGTTTCGTACCCGATTTCTCCTGCGTTTAGGATAGGACCGTTGCCACTGTTAGTAGAGATCCACTGTGCTGCAGTACCCCTACGCTGTTGCATTCTTGTTGCCATATTTTTGTCCTCCCAGACCTTTATCTATTATATCAGATAATTAACTAAAATTATCTAATGGACTTCCGCCGTCGTAACTATTATTCCAGTATGCTGAATCATAAAACCCAGCAATTTCTGTAGATGTAAAGATTGAATCATAAAACCCTGCATCTTGGAATATAGAAACAATTAGTCCAGTTCCATCAATTGCTGTATCGTGAATGTGTTGTCTAAGATCAGCGGTATCAGCAAATGTAGCAATCATAATCCATTCAGCAGCATCAGTAGAATAAATAGATAGATGTTGTGATACTGTATCAAACCATAGCTGTCCATCTACTGGAGAAACTGGGGCAGATGATTCAGTAGGAACAATTGGAGTTGCCGATCCTAGTAAGTTATCTACATATAGTTTTGTTACTGCATGTGTATTTTCAGTAGGAGTGGCAACTGTTACAGTTCCCCCGAAAGTTCCGCCTTGGGTTACATCTAACCCGTGCTTTACCTTAAAGTCTTTGTTTACAGTTGCCACTTCTAGCCTCTTTTCTTAATTATGCTTCGATGTAGGTCTTGCTTACCTTAACAACAGTATCAGCTGCTGCTCCAGTAACTTGAAGAAGAACATTTCCACCGTCATAAACGGCATTTGTTGTTCCTAGTTGAGCATTGCTGATTACATCAGCGTACTCTGTTACATAAACGTTATTTGCTCCATCTACCGCTACAAGCATTTCAATTACTTCAATATCAGTACCCTTTTTCATTTGTACGATATATTTAGCAGCTGTATATGTTGTTGCTGAGAATGTATCAATAGTTGTTGCTGAAGTTCCAGCAGTTGCTGTTGCAGATCCTACAAGGGCATCTGGTAGAGCAATGCTTGTTGCTGCTGCTGCACCAAGAGTTGGTGTAACAAAAGTTGGGCTAGTAGTAAATGCTACTGTTCCAGAACCTGCTTCATCAGTTAATGCTGCTGCAAGGTTTGCAGATGATGGTGTTCCAAGGAATGTAGCTATGCCAGTTCCAAGACCAGAAACATCATTTGCAATTCGTACTGTAAGTGTGTTGCTTGCACCATCAATTGTCTTATTTGTAAGAGTTTGTGTTGCAGCTGTTACTAGTGTACCGTTTAAGTAATAGTCCTTACCAGAAGCAAGGTTAAGGTGTTCAGATGAGGTCCATGCATCAGTTGCATCTACCCATGAGAAAGTCTTGTCTGTGGCACCCTTAAGAGTAAGACCACCACCGTCAGCACCTGCATCTGTTGGTGTTGCTACTGAGCCAAGTGTAAGGTTCTTATCATCAATTGTGATTTCTGTTGAATTAATTGTAGTTGTTGTACCATTAACTGTTAGGTCCCCTGAAAGAACCAAAGATGTACCAGTTGCTGCACCAATGTTTGGTGTTACAAGTGTTGGGGTATTAGCAAAAACAAGTGCTCCAGTACCAGTTTCATCAGAGATGATCCCAGCAAGTTCTGAAGAAGATGTTGATGCAAGTACATTTAACTTATCTGTTGTTACAACAAGTGTCTTTGTCTCTGGAATGGTTGTTCCATTGATAGATGTAGCAGTAGCCACACCAAGTGCTGGTGTTGTAAGTGTTGGACTCGTAAGAGTCTTATTTGTAAGAGTCTGAGTGTTTGTTGTTCCAACTACCGCACCAGTTGCACCGTGTGCTTCTGTTGCTCCTGTGTGAGTTGTAAGGTCTGAAGAAGCAGCCTTGTTATTTAACTGAGTCTGAATTGCTGATGTAACGCCATCTACATAGTTAAGCTCTGTAGTTGAAAGTGTTGCACCATCAAGAATATTAAGCTCTGTAGAAGTTGCTGACATAACAACATCTTCATTTACCTTTGGTGATGTTAGTGTCTTGTTGGTAAGTGTTTGTGTATTAGTTGTTCCAACTACCGCACCAGTTGCACCATGTGCTTCTGTAAGGCTTGCGTGTGTTGTAACATCTGAAGTAAGCGCTACTGTACCAGTTGCATCTGGGAATGTGATCGTACGGTCTGCTGTTGGATCAGTTACTGCAACAGTTGTTTCATAATCATCTGCTGTAGAACCTTCAAATGAAATTGAAGAAGCAAAGACACCAACTGCTGCTGGAGCTGCCCACTCAACACCATATGTTGCACCTGATGCTGCCGTAAGTACTTGACCATTTGTGCCAACACCTAAACGAGCTACTGCATCATCTGCACTACCTACAATTAAATCACCCTTAGCATCAACGACACCTGCTGTGATAATATTTTTTCCATTAACGGTCGCAGTTGATCCCTCAACTACCAGTCCCGCCTTTACTCTAAAGTCTTTTGTTACTGTTGCCATTTTATCTCCTTAGTTAGGCCTTTAACCCAATACGCAAGTAGCGTAAGGTTATAGGGGTTTGTCCACCCACAGGTACTACAGAAAGTGAAACTGTATCGCCTGCTCTAGATACGGAGATGGTGCCAATATTCCCATCATTATCTACTGTCCCATATTCACTAACGTTTACATCTGTAGCATCAGGGACTATGGTTAATTCTGTGGCCCAATATTTATTTGCACCGCCAGAAGTCTTTTTAATTGAGATCATGTATTTTACTGATCTCCACTCGCTTGCTAAAAAGTTATCAAAAATTGTAGTATTTTCAATACCATTAATTGTAGACTCATTGTTGCCATCTGAACCAAGGTCAGTAGAACGAGCAGAAGCACTGTCAATCAAGTCTTCGTAATTTGTTTGACTTGGACGATCTCCAGTTTGGAATAAAGCCTTTACACTTGCGATTGATATTTTAGCCATATGCTGATTATATCACATTTATATTAGATAATATAGTTAGAAAAACCAATTATTTGAACACCAATTCCAGGCGGAGCTAATGGGTTTACCCCATCTATTCCAATATTTGTAATTCGTAATTTAAAAGGTAAAGTTTCTTTTACTTGAACTTTTTTATAATAACCAATATTTCTTGCTTTTGAAGCTTTAGGTTTTATATCAAATACAACTTTTGAATAATGGTTTACATCTAAAACTTTTACTTTAGCCATTTGTTATGACTCTTGATCTGTAACTTCGCCAATCATAACCATTTCTCCTTGGCATACCGTCCAAACTCTGGTAGCATCTGATAGTTGAACATCAAATACATCTGCAGTTAATAATTGCTTAGATTGTGCTGGTGTCAAAGATAATGTAAATTCTCCAGGCCCGTCAAGATCTGATGGAGTTGGTGTTAGTGTAAATAAAAGATCGTCTCCAACATTGTCAGAGTATCTTCTAAATTGAGATCTAATTGTCCATAAGTCAACATCAATAGCATCACCAAGATCATCTTGCACATAAATTCTAAATGCTGCACTATCGCCAGTAACAATAGTCCAATTAATAAGTGGTGGTCTGTTTCCAAGATTATAGGTGGTAGGAGCTTTAACTGATGTTAACGAACTTTCATCTTTATTTCTATAGCTTACCATTATGCTAACCCTGCTTTCAATGCTGCCCAAGTTCCATTGCCTGTTGGTTTACCAACAATTATAACACCAGTAGTTGCGTGTGATTTTGCTACAACTCCTACTGCTGTTCCTCCAGTTGCTGGTTGGGTTGCTGTTAATCCCCCAGAAGTTCCAGTGTAAAGAATATTTCCAGCGGTATAAGAAGAAGTATTAACATTACTAAAAATACCAGAAATAACAACTACACCGTCAGTTGCTGTAGCAAAAACATCTTTAGCCAAACCTAACATAGGATAATTCATTGTGTTAGTTAGTTTAGTTACTTGTGGTTTTCCGCTGTCATTATTAAATCCAGAAACATAAACAGGATCACCCTTGGCAATAGAAACACCACTAACATTTGTAACTTCAATTGTTATGTTTGATTCTGCTGCAAAAAGGACCGCTTCTATACTCTCAGCCAAAGACTGAATATCTCCCACAATATCAACTGGGTCGGTTAATTCGGGATAAGGAAAATCGTAAATTGAAGTTTCAGCCATAATCTTATTATTATACCACTTCCTAAGAAAGTTATTGAAAAGTTATAAAAATGTTACCTAAAGTTTGCTTTTGAGGTCATTTTTATGTTATACTTAATACATGCTACCAACAGGTAGCATTTGTTCTCTAGGAGGTTATTATTATGAGAAGAGACAAGCAAGCTTGGATTGGAATCCTAGCATTAGTTGGTGTTATTGCACCTTTTAGTAACTCTGCTAATGCATCAAGTACCGAAAATAATTTACTAATAAATAAGTCTGTAGAAGCTCCTGCCTCCGACAAGGAGGCATTTGTTGTTTCTAAGGCAAAAATGTTAGCTAAATTTGAAAACAGAACACACTTAACAGATAAAGAACTAAAGCAACTCCTTTCTCTTGTAGGGTTTGAGGGTAAGGATTTAGTAGTAGCTTGGGCTATTGCTAAAAAAGAATCTAATGGTCGTCCATTGGCATACAATGGCAATCATAAGACTGGAGACTCCTCTTATGGGATGTTTCAAATTAACATGATCGATAATCTAGGTCCTGATCGTAGAGATAAGTTTGATCTAGATACAAACGCTGAGTTATTCAATCCCGTAAAAAATGCGGAGATTGCATACTATATGTCCAACGGGGGAAATGACTGGTCTTCTTGGAAAGGTATTACGCCAAAGACTAGGGCTTGGATGCAAAAATTCCCTAAATAAAACTTTAGGTAATAAAGAACCTCTACTGTAAAAAGTAGGGGTTTTTTATTTTATGCACTTTAAAATAATTGATTATTAGGGGGCAGCTGGCGTTGTAAAGGTTATTTGAGCAGATGCACTAACTCCAGTCTGGCTTGATCCTGTGTAAACAGTTACTGTAACGGTATATTGTGTTAACTGAGTTCCACCAGTCATTGTTCTTGATGTAGCAGTATTTCCAGTTGCTCCATTAAGATTTGAGCTAGGTGAAGTTGTAATCATGTATGAAGCCTGAAGAGTAGAATCCCAACTTAAGAATCCTCCATTGTATGCTTCAACAATTGAAAGATTAGTAATTGTTGGAGAAGGTGGGAAGTATGGTGGGAAGAACGGGAAGAATGGTGGGAAGAATGGCGGGAAGAATGGCGGGAAGAATGGCGGGAAGAATGGCGGGAAGAATGGTCCTGGAGCTACTGGAGTAAATGAATTACTAGCAGTAGAACTTAGAGAATCTTGAACGGTATTATTTAGTTTAACAACTGCGGTATAAGAAGTACCATTAGCTAAACCAGAAATAGTAATTGGAGATGTAGAACTAGTTCCTGTAATTGAATTTGGAGTTGTTGTTGCAGTATAAAGTAAAGAAGTATTAGGTTTTCCAGTATTTGCTGGAGCAGTAAAAGCTACGGATACACTAGCATTGCCAGCAGTTGCAGCTCCAATAGTTGGAGTTCCTGGCTGGCGATTATCTGAAGAACCCGTTACTCCTGGAATTGGCATTATGCAATCAAGTCTCCTGCAAGTACCCAAGTATCTGTATTTAGCTTTATTAATGTTGCCATTGATCCAGCTGCACGTATTTTTGCTCCTGGGGTTGCATATGAAGTAATTCCAACAGTGAAAGCAACTGTAACTCCTGTTGTAAGTGCAATTAAGTGTATTTGAGTTCCAATAGGATAAGCAACAGTTGCGTTAAGTGGAACGGTAAAGGCATAAGCACCATTCATTTGAACAAGAGTGCTAGCATCAGATAAAACAAATGTGTATGCTCCAGTTTTAGCAGTTGTATTTACATTAAATGGTTGAAAATTTAAAAGACTTGTTCCATTACCAACTTGAATTTGCTTGTTTGTAGTATCCCAGGCAATTTTTGCATCTGTTGTAGAGGATGTTGTAGTTATAGTAGTTGCTGCAGCAGGAGTAGACCATGATAATCCAGAAGCAGTTGCGCTGTCTGCAGTTAAGATTGTTCCATTTGCTCCAACAGTGACTACAGATAAAACGTCATTTGCAGAAGCTGAAAGCAAATCTCCTTTTGCGTTAAAGCTTGAGGCTGAAAGAGATCCTCCTCCTTCAATAGCATCAATTCGTACGTCTAGGCTATTAAGTGTATATGCAATTGATGGGCTAACTAAGTTTGCTGTATTTGTTTCAGCTGTATTAAAACTTTCAGACCCATAATGATATGTTCTAAGAGCAACCTGAATATCAGCTGCGTCTCCAAGACTTGGAATTCTTGTTGGTACTAAAGTACCTATGCTTTCACTTGCCATGATTCACCTCTCTAGAATTATATCACAAAGTGTGACTAAAACTATTATATTCCTTCAACTATTGATATAAATAGATGAGTAGTTACATTTCCAGTTAAGTTTGCCCAACTAGTACCGTCATACTCTACTGCGTTAAAATTGATTACAAGGTTTGTTCCAGACCCAGCAAGTGCTGGTATGGACATAGATGATGCTACGGGGTCTGAATGTGCAATACTATATTGAATATTAAAATTTTCTGCTGTAAGCGGAGTTCCAGATATAGTTACAATGTTTGCAATTGGAATGGTAATTTGTGCTGTTCCAGCAGTATATGTTGTCAAGTGTGTTTGAGAATACAAGACAGGATTCATATCGAGAACCTGAATCCATTGGTCGCTTGCGCCAGGAACAGCTAGATACTGATAAAGATAACCATAATCTGCTCCTGGAGATGTATTAATATACATATCGTTTAATATTAAATTGTTTGAGAGTAAAACACCTTGTACTGTTGCTAAATTTGGATCTCCAGAACCAACAATAAATCTATTTCCACGAGTTCCAGTTGAACCAATATCAACTAATACTTCAATAATGTTTGGTGGTCCTACAACCGTTATACTATCAGTTGACACTAATACTTCAGGCACTACCAGCACCCGTAATATCATTTGTTACTGTAATTGTTCCTGTTAAAAGTGTAAAAATAACATCTGGTTCAGGTGTTGTATTAGTTATTTGAACATCATATACATGTGTTCCAGCTAGGAGAGTTCTTCCTAGTGACGGAATAATTTTACAAGTTATAATGTTTGTTACATCATTTACTACTGCGGATGCAGTGTAAGAAAACGCTGGGGCTGCACCAATAGGCCCTCTTGCACTAGCAATTGTAAAACTTGCAGTATAGCCAGTTAGGTCAAATGCTTCTCCATTAGAATTTTTTGGTTGGATAACAAATTCTGATGTGTCGCCACGATAGTAATTAAAATTATAAGTTCCTGGAAATGCCATGATTCCTCCTAATATATTATACCACTAAGACACTGATATATACATGCCCTTTAAAATAATAGTACTTTCGCTATCTGTTCTTGCCTGAATAATTCCACCTTCAGATTTAATCTTTGATATATCTATATACAGGGTTTGATTAAATGACATTTCGTATGGATATTTATATTTCAACATTCCTATATACCCTGTTGGTGATTCAACTCTTGGAATATATGTTCTTAGCCAAGCTTCTGTGCTATTTGAATCCGTGCTTAAAATAATGTCATATCTAATGTCGACTTTTGCTCCTACTTTTAGCTGTTTAAAATTAATTCTGCCAGTGTTCTGATTCCACAATGAAACTCCACCTATTGGAAGAAATGATAATATATTATTTTCTGGATCTTCATCTATTGATAAAGTTACCCAACCATCATCTCCTCTATTTGGACCAAGATGTATTTGTCTTTTGTTTTTGTTTTCATAATAAGCCCATCCAGGATATTGACCAGATTGGCTTTCGTATGATTGACCGTTGCTTTTCCCAGGTTCTCCTTTAGGGCCTTGAGGACCATCTAAGCCAGGCCTTCCTTCTTTGCCTTGAATTCCACGTTCTCCTCTTGGTCCTTCTGGGCCTGGAGGTCCTTGTGGCCCTACATCACCTTTTTCTCCAGTCATTCCTGGTACGGCAATGTATTCTGTATTTCCTTGTAATGATTCTTGAGTTAACTGAACTGTTTCAGCATATTTCTTTTTTGGAAAATCCATGCTTTTTGACATGAACTATTTTACCTTAAATGTTTTTTTACCAATTTTTATAACAGGTGGCAAATTAGTTTTTGGAGTAGAAATCTTTACAACAGGCATTAAAGGCTCGTTCCGCTAACATCACCAAGTACACAAATAGTTCCAATAACTGGAGTCCAAGTTGTATCTTCACCTTCTCCAGAGCCAGCTGGGATTACAACTTGTAAATCAAAAGAAAGTTCTGCCACTACAGATCTATAGGCTGTTCCCCAATTTGCGGTAGTCCCAGATGATACTTGAATTTCACCATAACCTAATCCAGAAACAACAGGAAGATCATCTAATACTTGACCACTTGGATCATAGGCTGTAGCAATGTAAGTCCAGTCCGTAGTATCGTATTCTGTTACTTCATCGTCCTCAAAAAATTCAATTTTAAGGTTTGCGCTATCCCCACGAACCACTGTCCATTTAATGTTTGCTGGAGTAGCTCCATACTTATCAATTGTAGGGGTGCACATAATAATTGATTATACCATAAAACTAACACCTAAGCTCAGTGGGTGGGGTGGGTAGAACCT